TTGACGCCTATCCAGCCTCCGCTGACGAAGAAGGCGATCCGGTCACGCTGGCAGAGGCCCGCACGACGACCTTTGCGCATCGCCGCAAGGTGTTCATGGTCTCGACCCCGACCATTCGGGGCCTTAGCCGGATCGAGCGGGAGTTCGAGGCCAGTGATCAGCGGCGTTATTTTGTGCCCTGCCCGCATTGCGACCATCGGCAATGGCTGCAGTTCGAGCGGCTGCGCTGGGACAAGGGGCAGCCGGAAACGGCCATGTATCATTGCGCAGGCTGCGAGAAGCCTATCGCAGAGCATCATAAGACCTCGATGCTGGCCAAGGGTGAATGGCGTGCAACGGCGGTTTCCGCCAACCCGAACGCGATCGGCTTTCACCTCTCAGCGCTTTATTCGCCGATTGGCTGGAAAAGCTGGGAACAGATCGCCCGTGACTGGCTGGCAGCCCAAGGCTCGGACGAAATGCTGCGCGCGGCGCGCAACACGCTGCTGGGCGAAACGTGGGTCGAGAGTGGCGATGCGCCGGAATGGCAGCGCCTCGCGGATCGCCGTGAGACGTTTGTGGCCCAGATCCCTGCACGCGGGCTGTTCCTGACAGCAGGGGCTGACGTGCAGAAAGACCGCATCGAAGTCGATGTCTGGGCGTGGGGTCGGGGCCTCGAAAGCTGGCTTGTCGATCACATCGTGATCCCGGGCGGGCCGGATGATCCGGCCTGCTGGAACCAGCTGACGGCCCTTCTTGGCCAGACATGGGTTCATGAACACGGCGCGGTCATGCCCCTAGCAAAGTTAGCCATCGACACAGGGTATGAGACGGCTGCCGTCTACGCATGGGCTCGCATCCAAGGCATCGCACAGGTGGCCCCCGTCAAAGGCTTGGAGGGATTCAACCGAACCACGCCGGTCTCTGGGCCAACCTTTGTTGATGCGACCGTGAACGGACGAAAGCTCAAACGTGGTGCGCGGCTTTGGACAGTGGCCACGGCGACCTTCAAGGCGGAGACCTATCGCTATCTGCGGCTGGAACGGCCGAGCGATGTAGACCGTGCCAGTGGCGTGTCAAATCCAGCGGGCACGATCCACCTGCCAGACTGGGCTGACAGCGAATGGCTAAAGCAGCTGGTGGCCGAGCAGCTCGTCACAATCCGTAACAAGCGGGGCTACGCGCGCCAGGAATGGCAAAAGATGCGCGAGCGCAATGAGGCGCTCGATACCCGCGTCTATGCCCGCGCCGCCGCCTGGATCCTCGGTGCTGACCGCTTCGATGAACGGATGTGGCGGCAGCTCGAAAAACAAGCCGGGGTGGAGACGATCACGGCTGCTGCCAAAGCCGACACTGACAGACCGTCCGAGCCTCAAGCCGGAAGGATTGCCGCCCCGCGCAAGCGCGGTTGGCGGGTAAGCACGCCCAAATACATGGAATAGCGAGTACTCAATGACCCTCGATGATCTCAAATCCCGCCACAGCGCGTTGCTAGCGGCGCGCTACAGCGGCACGCGCTCCGTAAGCTATGATGGCAAAACCCTGACCTATGGCACCGATGCTGAATTGGCGGCTGCTGTCTTTGATATCGAACGGCGCATTGCAAAGGCCGAGCGCGGCGCTGGGCGGATCTCTCACCCTCATGCCGTGAAGGACCTGTGATGAACTGGCGGCAGCGCCTCGGGGCCTTTGTCGGTGGTTTTGATGCTGGCCAGCATCATCGCCGTCTGCGCGGGTTCCAGGCGACGCGCGCGCATGTGAATGCGCTGATTGCGGCGTCAGGACCCGATATCACGGCACGCGCCCGCTGGTTGGTGCGCAACAATGGCTATGCGGCCAATGCCGTTGAAAGCTGGGCTGCAAATACCGTGGGCGACGGGATCAAACCAATCTCGCAAATTGCAGACGCGGCGCACAAGGAAGAGCTGCAACGCCTTTGGCTGGCCTGGACGGATGAGGCTGACAGTGAAGGTCTGACAGATTTCTACGGGCTGCAGCGGCGCGCGGCACGTGAGGTGTTTCTGGCCGGTGAGGTTTTCTTCCGGATCAGGCCGCGCCGCAGCAGCGACGGATTGTCAGTTCCCTTGCAGCTGCAGATGCTGCCCGCAGAAATGTTACCGCTGCATCAAACAGGACCCGCGGGAAATGGCGATGCCATCCGTCAGGGCATCGAGTTCGACCGGGTTGGACGCCGTGTGGCCTATCATTTCCTCCGGCGGCACCCCGGCGACAGCACCGATCCGGGGTTGGCAGGGGAGATGGTGCGGGTTCCAGCAAGCGAGGTCATCCATGTGATCGACCCGGTAGAAGCAGGCCAGCTGCGCGGGGTCTCAAAACTGGCACCTGCCATCGTGAAGTTGTTTCTGCTCGATCAATACGACGATGCCGAGCTCGACCGCAAAAAGGTGGCGGCGATGTATGCGATGTTCGTCACCTCGCCCGCGCCAGAAAACCCCTTGCTGCCCGCTGAGGAGGACGACATGCTGGGCGGGTTTGAGATCAGCCCGGGCCAAATCGTGCGTCTGGATCCAGGCGAAGATGTGACCGTGGGCCAGCCTGCAGATTCAGGGGCAACCTACGAGCCGTTCCAATACCGCACGCTGCTGCAGGTCGCCTCGGCGCTGGGCATTCCTTATCCTTATCTAACAAACGACATGGTGAAAGGTAACTTTTCGAACTCACGCCTTGCACTTATCGAATTTCGGCGCCGCGTCTCAGCCTGGCAGCACTCGGTCATGGTCTACCAGCTCTGCCGTCCCGTCTATGCGCGCTGGATGGATGCCGCCGTAATGTCCAGCGCACTGGACCTTCCCGGCTATGAGGCCGACCGGTCACGTTTTCTTGCGGCCAACTGGCTGCCCACCAAGTGGGATTGGGTCGACCCCCTGAAGGATGCCAATGCCGAGATTGCCCAGATCGAGGCGGGCCTCAAATCCCGCAGCCAAGCCATTGCCGAGCGTGGCTATGACGCAGAACAAGTCGACCGCGAAATCGCGGCTGAGCGAGCCCGTGAGCGATTACTCGGCCTCGACTTCCGCCGCCCCGGCTCGCCCGCACAAGGCGTGCAGGCTTTAACAGGTCCGGATGAGGATGAGGGCGAAGACACCGACCCAGAAGATGAAACCGATGACGCGGGCCGCCCGCGCAACACTGAGGACCAGACCTGATGCTGCATGCCCGCATTGCTGCGCGCGCTTTCAATACGCCGCTGCTGGTTGAGCCCTCCAAAGCCATGGCGTTTCTGTCTGGCCTTGGGCCCCGTATCCTTGGACGCAGGGTCGAGATTGGTGACGGAAACGGCGGCTTGGAAAGCACCGTCGTCCCGCCAGCGCGCGCCAGCATCCTTGCCGGTGGGATGCTGGACGATTACCGCCAGCATGGTGAGGCTCCCTACCCAGTGGTGGATGGTATCGCCGTGATCGAAATTTCTGGCGTGCTGATCTACCGCGGTGGCTGGATCGGACAGTCCTCGGGCCAGACCAGCTATGAGGGAATCGCAGCTCAGATTGACGCGGCAGCAAGCGACTCGTCCGTGCGCGGCCTTGCGTTGGAAATTGACAGTTTTGGGGGTGAAGTTGCGGGGGTATTTGATCTCGCAGATCGCATTCGTGCAATTCGCGCCAGCAAACCCGTCTGGGCTTTTGTGGCTGAACACGCTTTCTCAGCTGGGTATGCGCTGGCGAGCCAGGCTGACCGCATTCTGCTGCCACGTACTGGAGCCGTTGGCAGCATCGGTGTCGTCGTGATGCATGCCGACCTTAGTGGCGAGCTTGATCAGGACGGTGTGCGCGTGACTTTGATCCATTCAGGGCGGCATAAAGTGGATGGCAATCCGTATCAGCCCCTGCCTGACGCCGTTCGTGATGACATCCAGCGCGAGATCGATGTGCTGCGGTTCCTCTTTACGGAGACAGTCGCGGCGGGACGTGCGGAACGGTTAAGCCAGGAGGCCGCGCTCGCGACCGAAGCCACCACCTACCGCGGGGTAGACGCTGTCGCCGCAGGTCTCGCCGATGAGGTGATTGATCTGCAGCGCGGCTTTGCCGCCTTCCGACAGCGCTTAGCAAACAGCCCAACGCTGACCCCCGCGCGCGCATCTCGCGCGACAGCACTCCAGTCCCGCAAACCAACTCAACCGAAAAAGGAGGCACAGATGGCCGCCCAGACTGACACTAGAGACACCACAAACAGCATTGCAGAGAATGATGCTGAATATACCCTACGTGAGGAGACTGCCGATGAGGCAACAATTCCGCAGGATGGTCATTCCACTGCCGGTGAGGATCAACCTGCCGCCCCGGTTACGCCCCCTGCGGCATCCGTGCCGCCGGTCTCGAACGCAGCGCAGTCGAGCAATCT